TACCCGTTAGTATCTGCGCTTCCTCAAGCGTCCCGGTGATGACAGCCCCACTTTTATCGTGAGCAGTATAGCCTTTCTTCAAAGCCGACGCCACCACAGTATCAGAGGTCAGATCCACAAGGACCTTGCCTCCGTAGACGACCTTGTTGTAGCCCATTCAGTCGTCCTCCTTAACCGATGGTGACGGTCTTGCCGCCGGCAGCGTTGTCGCTCTCGGTGTACGGAATCTTGTTCACTGTCACCTGCGACAGACAGTTGTAGCCCTCGTCGGGCAGAACCTGCTGAGCCGTGCTGGTGGACGGTGTGACCGTCTTCGTCTGCGGCTTCATGTTCTCGGAACCCGACATCGTACCCTCTACGCCGAGGATCGTCACTCCCTCGCGAATGTTGGCCGCGACAAGCTTTGCCTGTTCCTCCGCCTTGATGGCGACCGAGCCGGAACCATCGTGATAACCCAGCGGGATCGTGAACGAATCAGCAACCGCCGCGATCACGCCCGTCACAGCGCCCTTATTGGGCATCGTGCCTGTCACCTTCGCTCCGCGTGCGTAGGCGATCTTGCCCTCCAGAATTTCCGCAACGGCAACATCCGCATCGCCGGAATCCACGTCAAAGGTACAGGTACCCGTGATGACAGCGCCAGATTTGTCGTGTGCGGTAAGACCCTTGATGTTGCGATGAGTATGGGATAGAATGAATAAGAACGCAACCGAAGTTGGGAACTTCGTAGGGCTGTAGCCTTGTAATTGTTATTGAGCAAGGCAGCTCAAGAGAGCTGCTCATTCAAATCTTTCACACAAGCTGAGCAATGTGTCAGTTGTGCTACATATATCAAGTTAATCGATGCCGGATGTTTCACCCGGTCCACAAGTTAGTTGACAAAAGTCAACGTAAGAGAATACTGCGCGAGATATACGGTTGCAATACTTCGCGTTTATGATACCTACAAACATATAATTAAACCTATAAGCTTGTTCCATGTAATCTCTAAAAGATAAAGCTCTGTCAGCCATATCTACTCTGAGGGCTGGACAGATTGCTTGATAAAGAGAATTACAAGGTATATCTTTAACTTTAATATACTCTTGTTTCTGTTTCTCAATGTTCAAATACTGTAAAAGAATGTCCATAATTGTAATGTTTAAAGGTTAATAATTTTGTTACTTTCAACACCACAAAGATAGACATTCTCCGATTACTTAGCTAAAATTCTGTGTTAACTAATCATAATAGTCATAATAGGTATGTTTAGAACGTCCGTCAGTACTTTTAACCTCATGTTTTTCTCGAGGTTTGCCTGAATTACTTGAACGAGGATTTGCGAAAGGTACAAACCCTGCAACATCACCGAGAATGGCATGTATCTCTCTCATAGTACGTTCAAAATCATCCCATTCCATATCCTGAGATAAATCAAAACGAAGACGAGCTTCCTCAGCATTTACCTTAAAACCTAAGTCTTGATAGAACGAAGCCAAAGCTTCATTAAGCTTTTCTTGGGACTTCATAAGAGGTAACTTGGCAGAAAGCTCTCGAAAAGCTAACCTAAGCTGTTCCTCAGATACCTTTAATTGACCTTCTAAAACCTTAAGTTTACCATGTTCAATATATGAATCCAAAGCAACACGAACATGACGTTCCCAAACACGGTCATCAACATCAGCAGCTTGCGATATCAAAAGGTCTACCTCAGATTTTATCTTCTTGATGGAAGCATTAATTTGCTCAACCATGCTACGAGCCTGAGAAGCCTGTGCATCATTAAGTTTGATTTTACTATCATTAACGAGAATGACGCTCTCCATAGTATCCAGCTGGCCTTGATTGAAAGCATCTCTAAATGAAGCATCAGATGCAAGAATGTCATTCGTGTGTTCCTGGCCTTCAGTCTCCGCATTAGTCTTAGCAACCTGAGCTGATAAAGCGGTATCAGCAAGAGCTTGAGAAGCAACACTACCAATAGGTCTATAACGATTCCAAGCAGAAGTATCAGCAACAGGACCGGAAGGCGTGTGACCACCTTGGGCCTGAATAGACGAACCTTGCAATGCTCCTTGCGTAACATACAAATCAGGATTAATTCCAGCAGCCTGTAAACGAGCCTGGACAGCAGCGGGAGTATTGTATTCATTATTAGCTTGCCAAAGTTTGTAATTCCAATCATTTTGAGCTTCACGTTCAGAGGTTTGCCATTTACGTGTCTTCTCAGCTTCTTCACGCGCCGCTGCGAGCTGTTTATCAACAGACTGATTCTGAGAATGAGCACCAAACATATTAGAAATGCCGGAAAGTGCGCCACCAATGAGCGCACTACCAGCACCTGCAAGAAACTTTCCCATTACTTTAATTGTTTACGCTTTTCATTGTAAGCGGCTACAATTTTAGCGCGGGCATCACGTTGAGCATTCCAAATGTCGGCTATATCCTGGCCACGACGATATTCAACAGGAACAATCCAAGACTCTTCGTCAGTAAAATCATCAGATGGTAACTGTGAAATATTCTGTGAAGATATAGGTACACCAGCCTTAGCAGCTTCATACATCTGGGCGGGAGTGTAAGCAAGGTCACCACGTACAGGAAGTTCGCCCGGTTTTCGAGTACATGTACACGTATGCGTGTTCCAAGCATGAATTACTACTTGTTTCATAATTATTCAATATGAGGAATTGAGTTTCGAGGTATAGTCGTCTTCTTAGTGATATCAAAAGCAATACTACCCAAGATTTTATCGCCATTTTCAGAAGTCATTGCAAATACGTCATTAACATGGTCGGGATTTACGAGTAAAAAGTCCTTAGATAATTCAGGAGCCTTATCAAATACACGGTTAATAAGGAAGTTTCTCATAGAACCACGGAATTCACCGTGTACTTCGTCAAACGAAGAAATTAAATCCCAATATGCACGCTGATAACCAAACACATTATTGACATTTGTAGGATTTACAGCGTAAGCCTGATAAGGACACAAATGCTTGTACAACATAGGCTGATAAGATATGTTGTTGAATTGCGGGAAATGCCAATCTAAAAGGTTCATACGAGTGAAATGAGGAGCGAGGAGCTGGGAATAATTCGCAGCAGGAACAACGGACATGACACCAAGAATGTAACCATCTTCAGGGCAATATTTACGAATAACGTGACGCATACCGGATTGAAGTGAACCCTGACCTGCAAAACTACCTAAGGGATTTCCTTCAGTGGGGGTTGTCTGAGTTACCTTATATACAGGAATGGTATCAGAAATACCACCAAGAAATTCAGGCATCATGAGTTCATCATAATCCAAATTGACGTCAAAGAGGCCTTTCACGAGATTCTTATAACGCGGAGTTTGACGAATACGGATTTCAAGGAAACGCTGAAGAGAGTTGACATTTCGGAAGTCAGAAATAGAAATACCGGATGTAGCCATACCAATAAGGTTACGAACAACATCAGCAGGAGCATTAGAGCTCTTAACTTGGAAACCTGTAACAGTATCACCGTCATCCGCAGTTTCAAGCTGAGCATGATACTCAGTGCCGGCAGCATCTCTGAAAGTTGCCTCACCAAGAGATGTAATACCTACAAGAGGAGCAACACCTGCCTGCGGAGATTGCAAAGCAGTAGTATAAGCATCAGGCTCCCAGTTAGCGTAACGTAACTGATATTTATACGTATCATTACCGCCTTTCGTAGAGGGGACATATTTATTATACTCAGGTTTACCATCAACGATAAAGGGGTTATTACGAATATCACGGCCAAAAGCGTTGTAGTAAGATTCGTATGCACGGAACGGCAAGGCAGACAACGGTATGGCCGGGAGACGTTTAGCATCAGAAGTGTAGAAAGGGCAGTTTCCACGTTCAGGCTTTGTCCATTCATTTGAAGACATAACAGCCGAAACCGACAAATTTTTAAATGAATTCAAGAATTTATCAAAAACACCGTACCAAGTAATACCTCCAGAACCAACATAAGAAGCGGTTAAGATATCAGATACTGAAGTTCTTATGTTTTGATATTCTATTAATAAGAAAAATGAAAAAGACGACACAGGCGATGCCGTAGTGAAAGACAACTCTAAATAGTTATCTTTTATAGCAGAACGGTCAATTTTTGCACAATCAGTCGCAGTGGTACCATCTACAGAGAATATGCAGCCTAAACGACCGGTAGAAACAAAAGATTCCAATTCCGGGAAACCAGTTAAAGATATGCGAACAACAGGATTATTTGTTTGCTGGTTACTTACGAAATCATACCGAATAGCATTAACAGGGGTCTTACAACCGTAATAATTAGGAGCTACAGGGGCTTTATCAACAAGGATAGAAGATATAAGGGAACCTTTTTGATCTATGATTTTATTAATTGTGTCCGAAGTACCACTCACATTCCCAAGATGCGTAAATATCAAAGTTCCAAAAGAAGTGGGTTGATTTGCAGTATAGAAAGGCGTGCGAAGAATTCCTTCAGTTTCGGAGCCATAAATTCCTGTAATCGTAGTAGGTATACCAAGATAATCGGCAAGTGTTCCTGTCTGTAGGTCATCACCAATGTTAAACTGGCTATGTCCTTGTGGAGTATCTTCGGCAGTAGGGTCTATCCAAGGAGGCGTAACAGTTTCATCACCACCAAAGAATGACATCCAATCCTCCCAAAGGGTACGGGTACGAACATAAACAAAATGTAACCGCACATAAAGTTGGGTCTGTATCGGAAACACAGTCGGGAGAAGTTGTAAGTTGAAGCGCGCGTTTATCTGAAACGAATCACCAAATGATGCAGGAAGCAAGCATACGGGCGTAATAGCACCAAATTTCATTGTGAGGTTGTTCACAAATGAGAGATCAAAAGTGGAACGATTAACGCGGTCAATGTAAGCATCTTTTTTACGAAAAATATTTGCCATAATCAAAAATTAACATTAACGTCAGGGGTTTTTAAAGAATCTATACGCGTAGTAGTAGCCTGTTGCGTATCTTGAGAAGAATTCTGGTTTTTCCAGAACAAAGACATTGAAGCTGTACAGCTACCCAAAAGAATAGCCGCGGCTACTCCAAGAATGAAAGTAGTCGCGTGCTCTATGATTTTATAAATCTGCTGCTTAGTCATTTTCAGGCTCAATCAAATATTGTTCAATCATACCATCAGGTAACTGACGGTCAGTAACGATGAGCTGCATAGCGGCAGAAAGAGGGATGTGTTCACGAATAATAACAACAACAGGAATTTCTTCCTCAAAGGAGAGGAATTTACGAGTTGTGAAAGTGACACGAGGTTCATTGTCTTGCGCTGTAACTGAACAGCAATCTACATTTAACTTTACCATAATGTGTAAATTTTAAGTAAAACAAAAATTATTAGATAAAACTACCAAAAAATCATCTTGCATGAGTCCAGGTAGTTCGAAATTTACAAACAAAATATACTCATCCAGTGTGTCAAAGGTTCGATAAGTTATCTTATCTTCCTCATATCCTAATAATACTTTCGGATATATCTTCGCATAAATGTACGGCATAATTATAGAGTTTCTTTGTAAATAGCAAGAATATTCTCACTATCTACTTTATATTTAAGATAATTTATATCTATCTCGGGTTGTGTTGACATTGTTTGGCTAACAAACATCTGATGTTCTCGTTTTGCAGAGGTGAGCTGTTTGTAAAAACTGGTGTCAAATTCATACGCATTAAGCATAGTAAGCAGAGGGTCAAGAATATTCTCAATTACCAACAAACTGTCCTCTTTATAACACGAAGAGAATTGTCTTGCATTATCCATGATGAAACGAGGAAAACGATTCACACAGGTGTCGAAATCATAAAACGGAAATCTTTCATGAAGATGTTTGCGAGTAACATTTACTTCCTTATCAGCCATACCGAGACGTAACTGCCAGAGGCATGCACGAATAGACAAGAAATAATCAACAAGCTGAATAGTATCGCGTATTTCCTTTCGGACAAGCATAGAAGGACAAGGATAGAGCTTCCGGCGGAAGTACGAAGGGATGAATGACGTAAAACGTTCGCCTGTAAATTTATCCACGATTTCAACAGTAAGAATGTCAGGATGTTGATAAAACCAAAGTACATGGTCGAGGCACCATTTGTAACCAAGTCCTCCTCCGCGGCGAGAAGATAGGTAAAATGTTGGATTACAGTCTTTTGGGATATCACTTTCCTTACGCATGTATTTCATGCAATATTGAATGCCGCCTTGAGTACAAGGTTTGCAATAAACAAAACCAAGTTCTCCTAAATAGTCCCAATCAAAGCGATGAGTAATTTTATTATAAACTCGTTTTCGAACAGACCAAGCCTGTAACACAGTTTTATAAACATCCATAGCACTGAAAGAAATAGGCATGTTCCACAGAATAAGATGATAATGAGGCAATTTCGTATGACTACCATACTCAGCGGCGGCAAAATACCGAATTTCCTCAGTAAAATTATAGTCTCGAGCAAGAATTTGACGCAAGCGTTTAAGAAATTTTTGTACATCTTCTTTGCTAACACCATCAGAAGGACGGTGTATGTTATTGTAAGTCAGTGTTATAAAGTAAGGAACCGTGCGACTATGTTGAGTTTCTGCAACAGCGCGAAACATCCATTCGCGAGCATTACGTTTTCGACACAGAGCGCATTTTCGACAGGGAATCGCCAAAAACATTGGTACAATATCACCATCACGGTCAGTGGTGTAATAAGAATCCTGCCAGCATGCAAGATTCTCAAAATCAATGCCTTTCGGAGAAAAACGAGCGTATGGAAAGCTCCAGCGCCATGCGGCGAGACGCATTTCAGGCACAAATTCTTCATCTCCATTGTAAACAAATTTTCCAGTTTGTAAAACGGCCTGTTTAAAAGCAGGATTTAAGATATATTTAGGTTTTTCACAAAGAATATTTGACATAATTTTTAATTTTTAATTTTAATTTGGGCGTCCGGGCGGGCTATCCGCTCAGACAAATTCGCTTCGCGAATACTCGCTCCTATCCCTGACGCGCTTCACTTCGTTACGCAATATATACAGAGGCGTCATCCGAGATGACAGAGAGGTATTCGCGCTACCGCGCTCATGATTTCATAATTTCCTTTAATCTCTCAAGATGTGCAAAGGTAAAGTGTAGTGAAGACTATCGTTTATCAACCTGCACCAAATAATGTTAAAGTCGCTACGCTTTGTTTAAC